GTTTCAGATAGCGAAAAAGAAGCCCTGCACAGCCTTAGATTAGTTAGATAATGGAAGTATCAGCAAAGATAAATAGTATTGAGGTTACAAACTTTTTAAAGAATATAACTCGTAAACAAAAGTCAGTTATAAACAAAGGTTTAAAAAGAGTATCAAACATGGCTATTTTGATGATTACAAAGCGTACACAAAGCGGAAAGCTACCAGATGGTGGTAATATGCGACCTTATGCAAGTTCGACTGTCAGAGGGCGAAAAAAGAGGGGTAGGCAGACTGGTTTTGTAGATTTAACTGATACTGGCAAAATGTTTAGAAGTTTAGACTTTAGAACTGGTGGATTTAAAAGCACATTATTTTTTGCTAACAAGGAAAGAGAAAAGATAGCAAGTTATCACGATACTTTTGGTGTAGGCAGGAGAAAGATAACAAGACCTTTCTTTTCTATAGGTGATAAAGAAGAAGATAAGTTAAGAGCAGAGTTTTCAAAATTTTATTTTAAAGAAATGAGATTATGAGCAAAAGAGAAAACATAGCTAGTGATATAATAACTAAACTTGATGCTGTAACTAGTCCTATTGAGTTTAAAAAGATTACCAGAGAGCCTTTCGAGGTAGAAGAATTATCAGATGCTCAGTTTCCTGCAATGTTTGTGCAAAGTGGAGATGAAACAAGAGAAGTTGCAAGTATAGGTGATACTGGTTCTGGAACTTATACAGGAACAATAGATTTTTTAATTGTAGCTTTTGGTAAAGGAACAAATACAAATATTGATACAATAAGAAATCAATTAATTGAAGTTATTGAAGAAACATTAGATAATGATGTAACCAGAAACGGAAACGCTATAGATACTCAAATTATCGAGGCATCAACAGATGAGGGAACATTATACCCATATGGTGGTGTTAGAATAACAGCGAGGGTTTTCTATGAATATACTAGAGGAGATTCATAATGGCTAAAGATATACAAATCGTTAAAGGTAAAGATACTATTACGATAACAGCAGAGAATTTGGAGCATTTTAAAAAACTAGGTTATAAAGAAGCCGAAAAAAATGTTGCAAATAAAACCCAAAAAAGCGATAAAGAAACCACAGATAAGGAGTAAGACATGGCTACACATCACGGAAAAGAGGGCGTTGTAAATGTTGGCGGTACAGCCATAGGAAATGTTACAGTTTACACTCTAGACACAACTCAAGACGTTGTTGAAACTACTGCATTAGAAGATTCAAATAAATCATATTTAGTAGGTAGAGGAACATTTACAGCTTCTATTGATATGAACTATGACGAAACTAATGCACAACAAGCATCACTAGTACAAGGTTCAAGCCTTAGCTTTGTATTTTTACCAGAGGGTAATGCAAGTGGTGATGAAAGTTTTAGTGGAACTGGAATTGTAACTGGAATGTCAGTTGGTGTTACACTTGATGGTGTTACAACTAGAACTGTATCATTACAAGGAACTGGTGGTATTACTATCGGTACTGTGTAAGATATGTCAGAAAAAATAGACTACTTTGATGGTGTAAGAGAACATTTTAGTACATTAGAAACTCAGATAATTGAAGTGCCAGAGTGGGGTTTAGTAGGCGATAAAGCAATTTACTGCAAACCTTTTAATATGCTTGAAAAACAGAAAATTTTTAAGGGTGCTTCTGGTACTGACCTAATAGTTTTGATTGATGTAATTATTGAAAAAGCATTAACAAAAGATGGCGATAAAATGTTTAATGCTACTCATGTTTTGGCATTTAAAACCAAAGCTGATACAGATATAATTGCTGATGTTGCTACTAGAATTATGGGTACATCAACAGATAATATTGAAGAGAATAAAAAAAACTAAAAAATGATGTAGAGTTACATAACATTTTTGGTTTAGCCGAAAAACTACACAAGTCTGTTTCTGAAATCTTGCAAATGACAGTTGATGAGTTTAATATGTGGATAGCGTATTATTCTTTACAAAGTGATGAAAGAGAAAGACAAGAACGATTAGCAAAGGCTAGAAGATAGTGGCAACAAAACAAGTAAATATAGACATACTAGCCAAAGATAAAACCCAAAAGGCTATGCAATCAGCCACTAAGGGTGTTAATAAACTAAAAGATAATGTTCAACAATCAGTAGCCCATCAACAAAAATCATTTAATGCTTTAGGTAATACAATAAGAAATGTTGTTGGTGGTGTAATTGTTTTCCAAACTTTAAGATTTAGCAAAGAAATGGTTAATATGGCTAGTGCTGTAGAAGAAATGCAGTCAAAGTCATCTGTTGTTTTTGGTAAGTTTGTAGAAGATGTTAGAAATGAATTAAGAAATTTTGGCAATGAAGTAGGAAGAAGCACATTTGAATTGGAAAAAATGGCTTCATCTATACAGGACACTTTTGTACCTATGGGATTTGCTAGAGGGGAAGCATCAAAGCTATCAGTCCAATTAACTAAATTAGCAGTAGACGTTGCATCTTTTAATAATGCTAGTGACGTAGAAACTATGATGGCTTTTCAAAGTGCATTAGTTGGTAATCATGAAACAGTTAGACGTTTTGGAGTTGTTATTACAGAAGCAACATTAAAACAAGAACTTCTAAGAATGGGAATTACTAAAACTGCAAGTGAAGTCACTAATGCAGAAAAAGTGCAAGCTAGATTAAATCTAATAATAGCAGGTACAGCAGATGCTCATGATGATGCTACTAGAACATCTGGCAGTTTTGCTAATACTTCAAAAGCTCTTAGCTCTGCATTAGATGAATTAGCAGTAGATGTTATCACCCCTATGCTTCCAAAACTTACAAGAATGGTAGAGGGGTTTATTGATGCTACTGATTCTGCTAGAGGTTTTTTTACTGCCATTGGTATGTTACAAAGAGATTTATCAACTGTAGCTAAAAGGCAAGAAAGAGTTGCGGAGATAGAGGAACAGTTAACAGAGATTAGAGGTGGTTTACTAACTAAGTTAATTGGGCTAAATGCACTAGAAAAAATACATATTCAAAATTTAGAAGCCGAATTAGGGCATTTAAAATTAATGCCAGAATTATTAGCTATGGAAGCAGATAACACATTTCTAGCCACTAAAGCACAAGAAGCTAAAAATAAAGCTGACAAAGAAGCTATAGAAATAGCAGAGAAAAAAGCTCAATTACCTCAAGCATTTCCAACACAAAGACCAGATTTTATAGGCATGGACATTGATGGTTTTATGGGTAGAAGAAGTGCGGTAGCTACCGAAAGCATGACTGGTGCAGAAGTTGAATTTGGAAAGCCTAAAGAAATTATAGCTTTAGAACAAATAGCTGATATGGAATTACAGATAGCTAGAAGCACAGCAGATGAAAAATTAAGTATTTTAGAAACATTTAATCAAGGTTTTATGGCTTCTTTAGATAAACAAAAAGATGCTTTTACACAAATAGAAGATATTGGCAAAGCTAGTTTTGGGAAATTAAAATCAACTCTGACAGATTTTGTAATGACAGGTAAACTAAACTTTGCTGATTTAGGTAAATTTGTTGTTAAATCATTTGTTGAAATGTTAGTTGGTGAAGCTGTTAAAATGGCTTTCGGTAAATCAATGGCTATGTTTAAAATGGATGCTATTAAAAAGGCTATGATTAGCTTGTATGAGGGTGCTATGAAAACTTTTGCTAGTATACCTTTCCCATTTAATATTGTGGCTGTGGGTGGTGCTTTGGCTTTTGGTGGAGCATTAATAAATAAAATAAAAGGTTTTGAAAAGGGTGGTAGACCACCAGTAGGGCAACCAAGTATTGTAGGTGAAAAAGGTGCAGAGTTATTTGTACCAGACCAAGCAGGAACAATAGTGCCAAATGATAAGCTAGGTATGGGAAAACAAGTTACAGTTAATTTTAATATAACTACAGTAGATGCTAAAGGGTTTAATCAATTATTGGTTAATTCTAGGGGTACTATTATTAATATGATTAATAGTGCTGTTAATGAAAAAGGTAGAATGGCGATAATATGAGTGGTGCATTACCAAATACAAGATTTAATGCTATTAATTTCAAAAGCAACCAAAAAACTTTATTATCTGAAACTGATAGTGGTAAGACTTTTAGAAGACAAGTACAAGGTCAAAGATTTAGTTTTACAGTAGCTTATCCACCTATGACTAGGACTGAATTTGCACCTATAATGGCTTTCATAATGAAACAAAGAGCCAGACAAGAAAACTTTACTGTTACTTTCCCAAGCTATTTAAATGCACAGGGTAACGAAACAAATACTTTGTTAGTTAATGGGGTTCATTCTGCTTCTGATACCACAATAGCGATTGATGGGTTTGCAGGTGATGGTGCAGGAAGATTAAAAGCAGGGGATTTAATCAAGTTTGCACATGATAAGGTTTATATGGTTGTTGAAGATGTAACCTCATCAAGTAATTCAGCTACAGTTACTATAGAGCCACCATTAAGGGAAGCACTAGCTGATAATAGCTC